ATGGCTGGCTCAACAACAACGACAAGAACAACGAGCGTCTCGTGCGCCCCGTCCGCAGATTTGAGTGTTGCACCTTTTCAGTTCGAGGATCTCGTACAGGCCTACTACGACTGCCGGCGGCGCAAGCGGAACACCGCAAGTGCCCTGCGGTACGAGCTGAGCATGGAGATCAACCTGCTGGAGCTGTACGACGACCTGGTTGCCGGCACTTACCGGCCAGGCCGATCAATTTGTTTTGTGGTAACCCGCCCAAAGGCCAGAGAGGTATGGGCCGCCGAGTTCAGGGACCGCATCGTCCACCACTTGCTCTACAACAACATCGGCGCCGGCATAGAAAGCAGCTTCGTAGCGGACAGTTGCGCTTGTATCCCAGAGCGCGGCACGCTGTACGCTGCAAAGCGCCTTGAGTCGAAGATCAGAAGCCAGACGCAGAACTGGAAGGTGCCGGGCTTCTACCTGAAGTGCGACTTGGCGAATTTCTTTGTCGCGATCGACAAGCGTGTGCTGGCCCAGCAGTTGACCAGGCGCATCGCTGAACCGTGGTGGCGGGAATTGGCACTGCAGGTGCTGTGGCATGACCCTCGGGAGGATTTCGAGACCCGCAGTCCTCGGCACTTGTTTGGCCGAGTGCCGCAGCACAAGCGCCTGACGTCGCAGCCAGCCCACATGGGCCTGCCGATCGGCAACCTGTCGTCGCAGTTCTTCGCGAACATCTACCTGGATGCGCTCGACCAGTTCGCGAAGCACACGCTGAAAGCCAAACACTACATTCGCTATGTCGATGATTTCGTGTTCTTGCACGAGTCGCCGCAGCAGCTCAATCAGTGGCTGGCCCAGGTTGAAGAATTCTTACCCACCCTGGGCGCAAGGCTCAACCCGAAGAAAACGATCCTGCAGCCAATCGACCGCGGCGTCGACTTCGTCGGCCACGTCATCAAGCCGCACCGCCGGACTACACGAAAGCGGTCAGTTGCGCAGGCCATGAAACGGGTAGCTGCGGTACCGGCCGAGAACCTGCGCGAGACGGCAAACAGCTACTTCGGCCTGTTCACCCAGGCCAGCCACAGCCAGAAAGACCGCGCCGCCCTGGCAAACCTCGTGCTTCGTCGCGGGCATGTCGTCAATGGCGACCTGACCAAGACCTACCAAAAACGATAACCACCCCTCAGACCCCACTATGCCGAACCGGCGCCGGAGAAACCCACATGCCCATTCTCAACGCGGTAATCCACCAGATCGACAAGAAGCCGGACGGCAGCCCGGCGGTGCTCCACCTGGCGAACGACAAACTGCCCGACTCCCAGGCGATGGACAACCTGCTGTTCGATCTGAACGGCAACTACAACGCCAAGCAGGGCAAGGCCTGGGGCTACTTCCAAGGGGAATCCGGCGCATACCCGTTCAGTGGCTGGTTGAGCAAGTTCACTGCCGACGAACTGGACTTTGTAGAATTCACTAGGACCGCGGCCGAGCACCTGACAAAGCTGCTGGAAGAATCGAACCTCTCCACCGGCGGTCACGTCCTGTTCGCCCACTTCAGGCAGGGGATGACCGACTACCTGTCGATCGCGATCCTGCAACAGGTTGAGGCGGTGGCCGTGGCCAGCGACCTGACCGTTGCAGTGTCGCGGCACCTCGACGCCAGCGCCCTCTCCTTCGCCGCCCGTATCAACCTGAGCGAGTGGAAGAACAACCTGGCATCCCGGCAGTACATCTCGTTCATCAAGCCGAAGGGTGCTCGCCGCGCCACCGCCTACTTCCGAGACTTCATCGGGGTGACCGAGGGCATCGACGCCGCCGGCGAAACCCGGACCCTGCTCAAGGCCTTCAGTGACTTCGTCGAGAGCGAGGACCTGGCCGAAGACGACGCCCGCGAGAAAACCCAGGCCCTGGTCGATTACGCCGCGGCCCAGGGCAAGCTCGGTTCCAAGGTCAGCCTGGAGGAGCTGTCTGCCCTGCTGGACGAGGACCTCCCGGCCAACTTCGCCGAGTTCATCCGGAACAAGGACTACGGCCTGTCGCCGGAGATTCCCGCGGACAAGAAGACGATCAACCACTTCCGGCGATTCACCGGCCGGGTTGAGGGTCTGTCGATCAGCTTCGAGCAGCACCTGCTGGGCAACAAAGTCGAGTTCGACGCCGATGCCGGCAGCCTGCTGCTGACCGGCCTGCCGACCCCGCTGATCGACCAGCTCAAGCGTGCTACCGCATAAGCGTGGAGGAAGTCATGATCGAAGCCACCGAACAGCAAATAAGATTGCTGTGGCATACGCTCGGGTTGAGCCCTGAGTGCAGCGACAGACGCACGGTATACCGCAATCGCTTCCTCGCAGGCCCCGGCCACGACGACGTGCCCGACCTGGAGGCTTTGGTAAGCCAGGGGCTGATGAGCAGCCGCAAGCCTCCGGCATTCTGCGATCAGAGCGAGGTGCTGTACTTCGCGACCGAACGGGGCGAACAGTTCGCCATCGAGAAAATGCCACCACCGCCCAAGCTCAGCAAATTTGATGCTTACCTGCGAGTGAGCGATTGCTACGAACACTTTGCCCAATTCCTCGACATCAACGCTCCCCTGTACCAGCAGCGCGGCGAGTGGCGGAATCATGAATACCGGATGGTCCGTTACACGCGCACAAGCCCCTATCGGCATTATGACCGCCACTACAGTCTCACCAATTGGTCGCCTTACGAAGAGCTTGAAGTCGCGGGCGACTGGGCGCCAACCATGAAGGCTGCCAAGGCGAGCTACAAGGCCGCACTGAAGAACCGGCGAGCCCAGGCGGTGCTGCTATGAGCCGCCAATTCTACCTGCAGGACAGCCGCAGCAATGCCTATGTCGGCGATGGCCTGTCGTTCTGGGCTGTCGACGGCAAGGGCTATGTCACAGACCTGGCCAAGGCCGAGCTGTACACCGCCGAGCAGGCCACCAGCCATCGCGACACCGACATTCCCTGGCCGAAGGACTACATCGACGCTCGCACGCGCATCGGTGTCGATTGTCAGTACGTCGATATCCGCGAGGCGCTGGACCAGCATCCTGACGCTGCCGAGTTCTACATGCAGAAGCCGAAGGACTGGAACGGCAACAACCTGATCTGGCTGATGGCCGACGGCGGCTTCACCAGCGATCTGAGAAAGGCTGTACGCGTAGCCCGTGCCGATACCATCAGCATGATCGGACGATGCGGCCAGACAGGCGGAGTCGCCTGGCCCTGCGCCTACATCGACGCGCACAGCAGGCGCCTGGTGGAGCGCGACGACGTCAACCTCGAACAGGCCCTGCGCGGCACCGGCATCAAACTGCCCAAGCCAAAGAAGCCTCGCATGATGATGTTCAACTGCCACGGCTGTGGGCGCTTCATCAGCGATCGCCAGCGCTTCGAACACAACTGCTGGAACTGCGGCGCCGACAACCGCCCCTGACCCGCCAGCGCACTCCCCTCTCAAACGATGAACGCCGCCCGGCGCGGGTGGCGCCTGCATGGAGCACCCATGACCAAGTTCTACTACCAGATCAGAGGCCGGCGCCCGGCCAAGAACGAGTACGGCGAAGACGAATGGGCCTGGCCGCCGGTGTTCAGCGGGATGGTCGAGGCTGAAGATCGCAAGGGCGCCCGGGCCAGCGTGGAACAGGAGTACGAGCGGAAATTCCCCGATGGCCGTGATGCGCAAGGACATGGCCAAGCACGACTATCTCCTGCACATCCAACAGATTGGCGAGCACGACACCTACCTGCTGGGGCGGTTCGAGGACCGGGCCTGCAAGGAGTGCGGCACGGTGTTCAAGCTGATCGACAAATACAACGATCCCTACACCGAGACGAACAGCCCCGATTACTGCACCGAGGCATGCAAGAAGGCTGCTGTCGGCCGCGATCTGTCGGAGTTCCGCCTGGCGAGCGAAGGGCTATCACCGCCAGTGATCTACCAGGTGCGCCAGAAGTCTACCGGACGGGTCTACGTCGGCCAGACCACCCAAGCGTTCACGCTGCGCTGGTGGCAACACCTGAGCAAACCGAGCGAGTGCAAGTTCCACACTGCACTGAAAGCTACCGACATCACCGACTGGGACTTCTCGGTCCTCGAGGTGATCGTCTATCCAGACGAGTGCAAGGACCGGGCGGCCTACATCACCCAGCGAGAGGCCTATTGGGTCGACACGCTGTCGGCGGTGGATACCGGGTTCAACACCGTTCGGCCATCAGCGGCGACGGCACATGCCGCGCAGGCGGTGCTGCTATGAGCCGGCAATTCTACCTGCAGGACAGCCGAAGCCAGCCACAGCGAGAAAGACCGTGAAAGGCTGGCAAGGGTAGTTCTTTTGCGAGGCAACAGCGTCAACCCGCCACTGATGGCGGCACTTGCACGGGCCAATGACCCCTGGCAGGCCAGAACCGAACAGGCAGCGGCCGCCTAGCTGATCAGAAGGTGATTCTGGCGGGCTGCGAAGGTGGATAGCACCGGGACACCCGCGGCACTGTTTGTCGCGATCCAAAGCCGGGTTCGGCTCGATATCAAGCCGGAGGCTCAGGGCCTCCATCTCCGCCAGCAGCGTCTGGCTTATCCGGTAACGCCTGCAGGCCTGGCAGTTCCACTCCAGGTAGTCACCTGCAGGCGCAACATCTTCAGCAGGTTCACGGCAGATCCGACACGACATTTTCTGTACTCCTCGTGAATGACCTTTCAACTGTAGCTGATGCATTCAGCCGCACCACCGCTCGGGCCAGGCCCGGCGAGGTATCCCCATGTCCGAACAAAAGCACATCGACTGCCCGGCGCTGCACAAGCGCTTTGCGGGCTACCCCTACGGCGACCAAGTACCACGTACCGTGCGCATGCTGAAAGACGTCACCGCCGACCCTATGCCTGGCATCGGCTTCGCCTACATCGACGGTCCAGTGCCCTTCGCCAAGCAGCAGGACATCTTGCCGGCCTGGACGAACAGCCACGGCGCATTGACCGCGGTTCTGCCGGATGGCAGGCGCCTCGGTCTCCGCCCCGGAGAGTTCGAGGTGGATAGCTGGCATGACGAACGAGCCGAATACCGCGTTTACCTCTGCGGCCCGATGACCGGCCTGCCCGACTGCAACTACCCGGCATTCCACGCCGAAGCCGCCCGCCTCCGCGACCTGGGCCACCACGTCGAGAACCCGGCAGAAAACCCAAAACCAGTGCGGGACAAGTGGGAGCTCTACATGCGCATGTCCATCCCCCAGATGCTGACATGCGACACCGTGGCTACCCTCCCCGGCTGGGAGCAATCCAAGGGCGCCAGGCTTGAGGTTGAAATCGCGACCCAGCTTGGGCTGCGAGTGATCCGCGCCAGCTCCCTCACTGAAGAACCGGAGGCCGCATGAGCCAGAAAGTCCGGGCCCGGTTCGTCGTCACGATCGATGAACGCGGCCTCACCTTCGTCAAGGGCCTCCCCGCCCGCGGCGCGCTTCTCACGTCGGGCCAGTTGCGCGACCTGGCGCGAACACTCAACCAAATTGCCAATGATGCCGACCAGGGCGCCAAGGGCGAACAGACCTATCCGCAGGAGGCTGCATGAGCAACGAACAGAAGAAGAGGCTGACATTCACAGAAAGCTCTCTCGCCGCTGCGCTGGAAAGCGTCCAGGCCCTTCATGAAATGGGCTGCGAGCTGATTGCTGGAGTTGTTTTTCAGCAGGCTGCCGAGCAGCACCAAGGCGAGCCGATCATGCTCACAGCAGTTGCCGAGCTCGTTGATGACGGCGACGGCGGCCTTGAGCCGCTCTGGATTCTTGAAGGTGGAACCGCCGAGCTTTTCGCCGGCATGACCCTGCTGGTCGCAGACAACGCGCCGGACCTTTGCCAGGAAGACGGGAGCGCCGAGGTGTATGCCCATGCGGACAGCGCCCAGGTCGAGCGGCTGCGCGAGCAGGTCAAGCACGCAAATCAGGATAAGGCTGCAGCGGTGATGATGCAGCGTATGGCGGAGCAAAAGCTCGACGAGCGGGAAGCGCAGCTGCGCAAGGCAAACGCATTCATCAAGTTGTCTGCCGAGCGGCTACCAAGAAAGCACCAAACGATCCGTTCGCACGCCCTCCAGCTTATGGGTGAAATAGACGCCGCCATGGCAGCCAGCAAGCCCCAGTTCGGCCCTCTACCTGGCGCGTACCCAGACCTAGTCAGTACGTCCCCACCCGGCCCGGGCGCCTCGATCGTCAGCGCCTGGAATGATCGGCAGGACAGGCGTTCATGAGCGACTTATGGATGGTCAATGTCCGAATGCGCCGGGTCGAGCAAATTCAGCTTCATCCGCGTGCGCACCAGCCGAACAAATCCTGGCCCAAGTGCTACCAAGGCCCCGGGCGAACCTACATGCTCCATGAAAGCCAGGTCCACTTGTCACGGTCTGCGGCGCTGGAAAAGTTGAATCTCAGCCTGCAGGCCATCTACGAAGATCGGCGCTTGAAGCAGCAGAAGCTGTTCGCTGAAATTCAGTTGATCGCCGCCGAACTGGAGAGCCAGCCATGAACCACAGAACAGACCCGGCGGTGCATATGCACTTGTCCAGCCTGGCCCGAACTCTAGGCTCCTTCCTGTACCGCTACGGCAATGAGGTCCAGTTGCACGAAGCCCTGGCCAAGGTCATGGACCAGGCCAGCCTCACGTACCAGCGTGAGCGCATCCTCGACGCAAAGAATCGCGCCGACTTCTGGCTGGCTGGGATTGTTGTCGAGGTGAAGGTGGATGGATCACTGGCCGAGGCCCTGCGCCAGGTCGACCGTTACATCCACCTGCCGCACGTCACCGGCGTCCTTCTCGCCAGCACACAGCGGTGGGCAAGCTCCCCCCGTCAAAAACCGGCCCGAGTGGGGCGGCAAACCATTCCAGATGATCAGGCTCGGACGGCAAGCGCTATGATTTCAAACAACTATGGATCGGTGGCGTATAACGGGCGCTACTGGCGGGTCACCTGCGAGCCGCAGGTGCGCGCACGCCTCAAGCGCGTTTTCCCCAGGGTTCCCCAAAGCGCCGGGGAGCATATCGACCTGCTGGGCAGTCCGGAGAACAGCCGGGAATTGCTCTGGTTTCTCCAGCGCTACCCCATGACCATGGAGACCGAGGCGCAGCAGAGCCTCCACCGCCTGGCGGACAAGCATGTCGACATGGAACAAGGGCTGGCCGATCTCGTCGCCGGCCGCCTGCCGGTGCCCGCCTTTGAACTGGCGAAGCCACCACGCGAGTACCAGCGCTACGCTGGGGCTCAACTCGATATCCGCGGGGGGCTGCTGGCCGACGACTTGGGCCTGGGCAAGACAGTGACGGGCATCTGCCCAATGGCCGTGCCAGCGAATCTGCCGGCTGTTGTGGTCTACCCCGCGGCACTGCCCAACCACTGGCCGGAGAAACTGGCCGAGTTCGTGCCCAACCTGCGGGTGCACCACATTCGAAAGGGGCAGCCCTACCCACTGATACGCCAGCCGCGCCAGCGCATACCGGACCTGTGGGACACCCTCCCCGACGTGATCCTGGTCAGCTATCACAAACTGCGGGGCTGGGCCGAGGTACTCGGCGAGATCGTGCAGTACGTGGTCTTCGAAGAGTGCCAGCAACTGCGAAGCCCGGACAGCGAAATTTACCGGGCCTGCAGCTACTTGGCCGGCCAGGCGCGCCTACGCATGGGACTCACCGCCACGCCGATCTACAACTACGGATCGGAGTTCTATCACGTCGTGAACCCGCTGATTCCGGACGCCCTGGGCGGCTATGACGAGTTCCTTCGCGAGTGGTGCATCGGGTCACCAGGCGAAAAGCCCAAGCTGAAGGACTCCGAGCAGTTCGGCACCTACCTTCGCCGCGAGGGCATCATGCTTCGGCGCACCCGGGCGGAGGTTGGCCGAGAGTTGCCAGAACTTTCGAAGATCCCGCACGAGATCGAATCGGACAGCGCAGCATTGGCACGGATCACCGGCGATGCTGTTGCCCTTGCCCAGGTGATCCTGGCGCAGAACGAGTCATACCGCGGCGAGAAGATGCAGGCGGCTGGTGAGTTCGACCAACTGGTGCGCCAGGCTACCGGCATTGCCAAGGCCCCGTATGTGGCCGAATTCGTTCGGCTGCTGGTGGAGAGCGGCCAGCAGGTCCTGCTGTTTGGCTGGCACCGGGAGGTGTATGGCATCTGGCGGGAGAAGCTGGCCGACCTCAACCCAGTGATGTACACCGGCAGCGAGTCGCCCCGGGAAAAGCAGGCGGCGAAAGAGGCGTTCATTGCCGGGGACAGCAAGGTGATGCTGATCAGCCTGAGGTCAGGCGCTGGCATCGACGGCCTGCAGCACGCGTGCAGCACCGTGGTCTTCGGTGAGCTGGACTGGTCACCTGGTGTCCATGAGCAGTGCATTGGCCGGGTCCACCGCGACGGCCAAACCGAACCCGTCCAGGCGTTTTTCCTGATCTCAGGCGAAGGCAGCGACCCCATCGTTTCCGACGTGCTGGGCGTGAAGCGCGAGCAGATCGAGGGCGTCCGAAACCCTGGCGACAACCTCATCGAACGCCGGGACCTGGGCGAAAACCAGTTGCGCCAGCTCGCCAAGCAGTTCCTCAAGGACAGCGGCGTACAATTGGCCACAGCACCCAAACCCACTCCGATCAGGTCACAGCAGCAGTTCGAGCTGACCTGAAAGCCCATTTTCAACCTATGCCGCCAGACGCGGCAGGGAGAGCTCATGCCTGAAGTAAAGGAACGCCCGATTTTGTTCAGTGGGCCGATGGTCCGCGCCATTCTGGATGGCGATAAGGCCGTCACCCGGCGAGCGGTGAAGATGACTGATCTGCTCCAAGCGTGCCTGGAGCCGCAAGAAGGCGAGCTGAAGCTGAAAGCCGCACACAAACTTTGCCCGCTGGGCCGACCCGGCGACCGTCTGTGGGTGCGCGAGGCCTGGGCTGCTGACGCGCAGGTCGACTTGATCGCACCACGCGAACTAAGCCTGGGGGAGCCAATCTTGTATCCGGCCGACGGCGCCATCCGGCAAACCGGCTGCGCCATGATCTCCCGAGGAAAAATCCGACCATCGATCCACATGCCCCGCTGGATTAGCCGCATCCAGTTGGAGATCACCGACGTCCGTGTCGAGCGACTGCAGGACATCACCAAGCAGCAAGCGCTGGCCGAGGGCGTGATGAGCGCGGAGCGAGACATTGACCGGGATGGCAACGACTACTCCCCCGTAGAGCTGTTCGGCGGCCTCTGGGTGATGATCAACGGCATGGGCTCTTGGAACGCAAACCCCTGGGTCTGGGTCATCGAGTTCAAGCGGGTGACGCCATGATCGAGCAATTCACCCTGCTGGAACTTGAGGCGATGCTCAAGGGACGAGCCATACCAGGTAACCAACTGGTCAACGAAACGACCTCCCAGTACCTGTATCGCGAGATTCAGCGACTGGCCCAAGAACGCGACAGGCTTCGCGCCGATCGCGACGGCCTGCTGGAAGCAGGAGCGCACCTTCTATGATCCTACCCCTTGTGTATATGGCCTACCTGATCTACAGGGGGCCGTGATGAGCCCATTTGAAAAAGGCTACAAGGCCTTCCTTGAAGGCGTCGCCGAGGATGGAAATCCATTCCCCAAGTTCCTTCAGCCCTATTCCCATCAATTCTGGCTCGCCGGCTGGAGGCGCGCCAAGAAAGAAGCCTAACCCCTCCCCTACAACCAGCCCGCCGGCAGCAGCGCGGTCGAGGATGACCTATGTCCGCAATAAACCGATTCCACGAAGTTGCCAACGATTCGCTGGTGATGATCAGCAACCACCTGCCGCCGGAAGCCAAGCTGGCACTGGTGATCTACCTACCGGGCAAGCCAGAGCAAGACATCCTTCTGAAGGGCCCCGGCGTCGACGCTGACGAAGTCTTGAACACCCTGCGCCGACGCGGCGGCCTGAGTCTCGACGGTGACAACGGCTACAAGCGAGGCGTATGCGACGTGATCGTCGGCGCCCTCGCATCGGGAAAGCAGAACACCAACCAGCCGCCGACTGACCATTGGTGCGAACGCTTCTACGACATCGGCCGAGCCGAGGGTGAAGCGCAGGAGAAGCTGGTCGGTGCCCTGAAACTGACTACCGATTGCCTGAGCAAAGCGCTCACCGGCGGCGAAGTTCCTGCTGATCAGGCCGGGCAGGCTCTGGTCGCTGCTGGCGAGCTGCTGAAGATCTACCAACATTAATTACCAAGAGCTGCTGGCTCATGCCGGCGGCCAGGAGCGTGACATGAAGAAGCAAAAGAACGCGCAGGCGCGTCGTGAACTCGTGAAAATCAGTGAGTTCCAGCGCCGGGTATGGGGAGAGAACGGCACCCCATTGTGCTCCCAGGCCATTCGGAACCAGATCAGGAACGACCAACTGCCGGGGGAGCGTGTTGGCAAACTCTGGTTTGTCGACTGGACTTCCTATCAGAACACTACCGGAAACGACCTGGTTGATTCCGTACTCAGAGGAGCAGCCTGATGGTACCCCGCCCACGCAGCGCCACGAACAAGGCGCTGCCACCGAACCTGTACTCCAACAATGGCGGTGAATCCTACCGATACCGGCGCCCCGATACAGGCACGTGGCATGGCATGGGCACGGACAGGCAGAAGGCGATCCAGGCCGCCAAGCAACTGAACAGCCTCTTGATGGTGGGCAACGACCTTGTCGCTGGTGTGATCGGCACCGGCTCAACAGTGGCCGAGTTCCTCGATATCTACGAACGCGACATCCTGCCCCCCAGAGAGCTGGCAAAGGCAACCATGGACCTCTACAGGATCAGGGCACGGCAGTTCCGGGAGGCCTTCGGCGGCAAGCCGATCGACGAGGTTACGATCCGGCAGGTCGCCGAGTATCTTGACAAAATGACTCCTCGAGCAGCCAACCAGGCCCGGGCAATCTTGGTCGACGTGTTCAACCACGCAGCATCAAAAGGCCTATGCACCGACAACCCCGCCGCAAGCACGATCCCCAAAATCGAGAAGAAGCAGCGCAAACGCCACACGATCGAAGGGCTCAAGGCAATCAGGGCGAAATCGCCACTCTGGCTGCAGAACGCCATCGACCTGGCCCTGATCACTGCCCAGCGCCGCGGCGACATTTTGAACATGAAGTTCAGCGACGTTCACGACGGTGGCTTACACGTTGTGCAGAGCAAAACCGAGAAGGCCAGTGACGCCGGCTGGATCAAGTTCGCCATGACTGCGGAGCTCAGCGAAGTTATAGCCCGGTGCCGGGACAACATCGCTTCGCCGTACCTGGTGCACCGCAAGCCTGAACGGAAAAAGCAGAAGCAGGCCGAAGGTAAGGATCACTGGACCAAAGTCGAAGAGCGCTTTCTGACTAGGGCGTTCAAGGACGCGAGGGACGCGGCTGGCTGCTACGCCGATTGGTCGGAAGCTGAGCAGCCAGGGTTCCATGAAGTGCGTGCCCTCTCTCTCCACTTGTACAAACGAGCTGGCAAAGACGGGCAAAAAACTTGCAGGGCACACAACGGAGGGGATGACGCGAAACTACCAGAAAGACCACAGCGAAATCATATGGTCAGAAGTGGTTGCAGACCTCAACATCAGGGAGTTTTCGAGCTGAAGTTTTGA